TATATATCGGTTATAGTGATCTTGAGTATTTACTTGCAGTTTTGTTAGTTACTTACATTTTCATGCAATGTCATTTACCAAGATACTATAACGATGTTGAAATCAAGTCGGCGTTGGTCGAGCATTATAGAAAGAGTCTTCCCGATATGCGGTATGCTTTTAGAAGCTTGGAAATCAGACTTCAGAAAAGGAAAGAAGGACACTCTCACCCAGGTTCAGCCAGCGAGCGCAATGGTGCATCAGACGCCATTGACCGACTTGCGAGGGAACTAAAGTTGTCAGTGTATTCAGTTTCTTGTTCTCCGAAGGATGATAGCCGCGGTATAGCCGGCTCCCATGCTTTCTATTTTGCAAAAGATCTGCAACAGAAATTTAAGGTAGATGAAAGACCGATGAAGTGCTTAGTTAAGGATGTTGATGTTCACTATTATCTCGATGATCTTACAGTTTTGGGTGGTGATGTAGCGTGTCTTTACGCGTTTACACCGACTGCGCCCTGCGGTAGGACAGAGGAGTTTAGTTGGCACATCGTTGGCGATCAAGTAGAAATGCTTGTAGCCGGCGGTGCGGTCTATAGACATCGGCTCTGGAATTGGAACACTGATCATTTTACATTAGAAACAGAGAAAGGGATTTATCTCTACCTCGTTGAGCAGAAACATCTCAGCCCAACCCATTCACTCATCTTTCTTAATCCGATTGCTTGTGTTGATAAGGCCATGGTTGGCATGATACCTCTCAAACCCTTAGAACGACTAAGGATTAGTTTCAATGGATTCGGTGTGATGTCATCACCTGAGAAGAACGCGCTAATCGTTCAGGCACCATCTTGCCCACAAGAGGTTGCTTACCCTTACTCTTTATTTTGTTCAGCAGTTATGCGTTATCGGATTGGAATGCTCCAAAACCATGCCCCAACTGTCTCTGATTTTCAACAGCTATTTTCTGATCTTCCCGATAAGAATTTGGCAGCTTGTACTTTTCTATCTATGGCACAAAATTGTCCAGAAGTTCTGGACAACGTACCAAACCCTGTAATTGCTGCTCCAACTGACAGTGTCAGTTATCAGCCAGTCGGCACATTTATTGAACCATTTGGGAAACCAACGGTTGAACAAATTGCCCCTGCTATCTCCTCTTCTGGTACAGCACCCACAAGGTGTCTTGCATCTGACGAGGCGATGAAGTTGCATCGTGTGGACGCTGTGGCACCGGTAGAAGGTTTGAGTTTGAATGCAGAAGACCGTGGGTTTTTGGCGGAGTTTATCAGTGCGGTTTCTCGCGAATCACGGTGCGCTTTGGGCTCGTTAGTCCCAATTTGCACGTCAGAGGTGCGTGATGAACAAAGCCGGCCTACCCAACGAGCCCTCGCCGAAAGGGAGGTTCCTATGTTAGGTGCCAAGAGTTTAAAGGTTGAGAACTTCCAAAAGGCTGAGGTTTATACCGAGATGAAGCCTCCGAGAGGAATATCTAATGTTTCCACAGGTCATAAGATTGAGTTAAGTCAATTCACCTACCCTATTTATAAGTCAGTGTTTAAGCGGTGCTCATGGTACGCTTTTGGAATGAGTCCTGGTAAAGTTGCAGAAGTCGTTATTAAGAAAATGGAGGGATTGGCTGAGGTCGATTCTGATGATATTAGTAAAATGGACGGCTCTACCAACGGCAGAGCGGAGAAGTATACTCTATCTTTGCTCAGGCTTTTGTTCAGAAACGTTACCGCCCCAAATTACACGAACTATTGAATGAGGAAGTTGATGCTCCGATGTACACGCGTGAGGGCTTGAAATTCAAATCAGGAAATATGACTCTTTCCGGTTCACCTATAACTGCTCAACGAAACACAGCAATAAGTGTTTTCGCAGCTTACCGTGGACTTCGACTGGCTGGTTACTCTGCCGTTGAAGCCTACGCTAAACTCGGGCTGTTTGGTGGAGATGACTCTCTTCAAGGTCATCTAACTGGTGAGATAGTAACTTCTGCATTTGCCTATTTTGGGCTCTCAGTAAAGCGAAATGTAATTCCGCGCGGGAAACCAGTCGTTTTTCTCGGGCGGATCTTTATTGACCCATGGAATAATCTAGTTGATTGCATTGCAGATGTAAAAAGGCAGTTAGCCAAATTACACCTGTCGACACACCGGGGAACTCCACCCCACCTCGTCTTAAGAAGGAAAGCTGATGCTATTTTGGTCACGGACCCAAAGACCCCATTGTTAGGGGATTGGGCGCGGATGATACAGCGGTTGTATCCGAACAAACTAACTGAAGCCGAGATGAAGATAACTTCGAACATCAACCTCTCCTGGTTTTCCCGACAGGAAGGGCGAAGGTTCGAAGTCACATTAGGAGCTGATACACTTTTACAGGTGGTTTCAGAAAATGTTGGTAAAACACCCGCAGAGGTGGATGCCTATTGTAAGCTTCTTAGGGGCGTGCGCACCCTTGAGGACTTTCAGAAGCTCCCCGCCCTGTTGGATGAATCTCCGGCATGTGAAATCACGAGCATTTATCAAGGGTTAGTACGCGATGGCTCGAAACCACGCCCTGAGCCGAGGAATAAAGCTAGAGGTGTAAAGACTCCCTATGTTGACGAGGTCGGAGACACGACCATAGGGATACGCAAGAGGACAGGAAAATCCTCTAAGTCGAGTAAGGAGCAGGTCGGATTGCCTAGCGACCCCACACCAAAATTGGTTAAGGGGTTTGCCGGCATAGACAGTGCAACTCTTCTAGGCGTTGAAAAGAATTAATAACGGTCTCCCCACGTCACGTTTACGACGATAACTAAACGACACGCTCTAAGGT